GCCTTCTAGTAGTCTAGATACTTTACCTAAAGCATCTACCATTTCTAAGTCCCATACACCTTTATCAATTGCAATAGCACTAGTAGCAGTTGCCGCTATACTAAGTTGAACTGTCCCAGAGGCACCTCCTAAAACTATTCCACTATTTTCAGTAGTTAAACTAACAACTGCTGTGGTTGCATCATGTGATTCTCTCATTTGAGAGCGGGCCGTCCATCCAATTAAATTTACTGGAGTCTTCACATTATTTACATCTTTAGTGCTCCATGTAAATAGTATGTTGAAGTCGCTTCCCTTCTCCACTATTAAATTTTTTTATTCCTGCCATTATTTCAAATGCTCCATAGAATAATGGGAGCAACACATTACTGCATTGCTCCCAGTTATTTTTACTAGTTAGATTAAGTCCAGCGTAAGCAAGAAACTGCGTGGCCGTCAACAGTAGAAATTTGTTGGAAGCCCATACGTAGAGAAGCAACCATTAATCTCATCTGATACTCAACGTTGTAATCAGATTCCATTGTTAGACCTCTGTAATTACCAACCATAAAGTTGTTAGCATTAAGAGCAACAGCACCGACTGAACCAGCTGTACCACCTGCCTTAGCAGCAAATTCACCAGAAACAAGAACTGGAGAGCCATTTACCATACCGATTTGACCGGTTAGAATGGTTGCACGAGTACCTACTTTATCCATAGTTAGGAAGTTAGTATCTTCTAAAAGGTCGAAGTAAGCATCGCTACCAACTACATAAACTACGTCAGAAGGATCAAGACCCCAAACACCTAGATTCTTACGTAGAGTCTGTAGATTTGCTACAGTAACTTTAGCAGTTGTAGTAACTGTTACGTGTGCACTAGAAGTTTGATACTGAGTAATGCCTTTTAGAGGTGTAGGATAAGAACCAGTGTCTAGTAGAAGACCTTTATCGATTGCTTTTGCAGTTCTACGAACCATAGCATCACGGATAATAGGAACTAGAGGAAGGATACTATCGTAATCTTCTTCATTGCCTAGGAATTCTTTAGTCGCTAGTTTGTGAGCGCTGATAGAGATTTCTTTTAGGCTATGTGTCTGAGCTGTACCAGAAGAAGCAGCAGCCATATAAGAAGTTGGTGTAACCCAGTTTGCATAACCTGCTTCAGGGTTAACTGGTAGCTTCATAATAGAACCAGTCATAGTAATACCACGGAAAAGTGGCTGAATTACTAAACGACGGCGAATTTCTTCAAGCATATTAGTAGATACAGTATCTTCCCAATCTGCTGAAGGTAAGTGAGCGCCGTACTTTTGAACTAGCTGTTCAAATGCCTTAGTAGTTTCTAAAGGCTTGCCCATTGCTTTAGCAAGAATAACTGCTGTTTCTTTCTCTTTCATAGAGATTTTATCACCAGCACTCTTTTCTTCGAACTTCATTTTGCTTTCTTGCAGAGCTTTAAGTTCATTGCTCTTTTCGGCTAGTTCACCGCGTAGGTCTTCTAAAGCCTTAGATACAGTAGTATCATTGTCAGCTAGACGCTTTTCAACATCAGCTAAAAGCTTCTCAGCTCCGGATTGGCCAACTTCAACACTTTTTGCAGCAGCAGTAGCAGCAGCATTAGCAGCATCAGCAGCCTTGGTAGCAGCAGCAGTAGCGGCAGCTTCGATCATTTTTTGTAGTTCTACAGGATCCATACTAAACTCCTTGTCTTCGTTAGGCTTCTCTGAATCAGATGATTGCTCAATCTCTTTATCAGTGGTACTAACTGGTTTTTCTTCTTGTGAAATAAAAGATTTTTTAAACTCTAAGTATTCTTCTTCGGAATCAAATGATTTTGATAAAGAAAATATAGAATCTTGATTTGCAGGGACTGATACTACGCTAATTTCCAGTAGTTCTAAGTCTTTGATTACAAAAACATCAGTCTTACTATCATAGTCGGCATCTTTTACAATAAACCCTACGGAAAAGGCTTTTAGTATGCCTTCTTTTACTAATTCATATACATCGCCAGCGGCTTTGCTAATTTTACCTACAATTTCAATTCCGCCTTTGTCTACGGAAATACTAGTGGCGGTACCAATTGGACGAGCGTGATCATGAAAAGCAAGAAGAATTGGGTTCTTCTTATAGTTATCAATACCACCTTTAGTCCACGCTTCTTCTACAACTACATCATTTGTTCTATCTTTTTTAGTAGTATTTGCATACCCTTTAATATATAGTGATGTATCATCATCTGAAGCAGCTTTAATTAGCTCAATGCTGGAAATTAATTCAAATGTCTTTTTAGTCATCGTTTGAATTTTCTCCATTTGGTCGACCACCCTCTGAAGGATTACCAGCGCTACCGGCGATGTTAGCGGGAATTCTTAGATCGTCATGACCAGCTATTGCCTCATATCGTAGTTCTGCACGAGCCTCATTTGGAGTAATGATTCCGCCATTAACTAGGCCGACATGGTAGGCTGAAACCTCTTTCATATCAGGCTGTAGAGCCGATACTTTAGAGCCTTCTGGTTCCAAATTGTATCCGAAATATCTTTCGAACGCTGAAATTACTTTACGAACTAGTGGAAGAACTGTTTCTAAATAAAATAATCTCAAATTTGGGGTTATGTTAGCATTATTTCCACCAGACAATAGAATTGCTGGAACACCTAATGCCATTAAAATATCCTCATCTTTATTATTGATTGAGGTTTCAAAATCTAACTGCTGAAAGTTAATTTCTGCAATTTTAGCTATATCTAGTCCACCATCTAAAATAAGTGGACGTTTGCCACCCTTAGCTGGATTGTATTCTCTTTGCCATGATTCGATTAAGCGCATCTTAATCTTATCACCTAGTACGTTCGGGGATTTTAACACGAGACCTGGGACTGCTCCGTTAGTAAAGAAATTATCTTGGAAGCTAGTCATCTTCTTTCTTGTATTCAACGTTGCGTTGGTACTTTTTAGCCTAGAAGTGCCTCTATATATTGAGTCAGAAGAGTTATCAGAAATATGGATAATTTCTTCCGGTTTGAAGTGTACGCCTCCAGAATAAATATATTCTTTAATGAAGGTCTTTTTATCTGTTACAATCTCTACATTAACTGCAGGTAAGTTGTATAGGAAGGCACCATCAAAATAGATGAAGGCGTTACCTTCCATAATTAAATCTGTATAAATTAAACTTCTAAACTTAACAATATCTTGAAATAAGTTAGGTTGGAAGTTTAGTAGGTTATTAACTTTAGTTTTTCTAACGTTTCCTACAACGGGGGAAATCCCATTTAATTTTTCAGCTACCGATACATCAAATGAGCTTGCGCCATTTATAATCATATCTGCGCCGCGACGAACGACCTCTATATCATTATAGGCTTTTGTATAAGTAGTATACCCGGGAACTGTCGATACCGAGTCTCCTTGCTCCATATTAATGTATGGTTGGGCTGGATTTAGTTTTTCAAGTATCCAGTCTCTTATTCCCATACTTATCCTTCTGTATTTGGACCCAACGCTTCTGCTTTAGAGCAGTATTAAGCGCGGGTCTCTTTCCGTATAAACGGTGAAGTTGTTCGTGATGCTTATGGCATAGGTTAGCGGCTTCTATATATAATTCATTGTTATGAACTGCTATAAATTCGTCTCTAACTCTTATAATATCTTCGGCACATAAAATATCAATTTCATGTTCAGTAAGCCACTTATTTAACATTTCAGTGACAGAATAAAAATGATGGAAGTCTACACCTTCTGTATCTCCACATATTTCACAGATGCCTGTTTTATTATAGCCGTGTTTAGCTTTATCTCTTACGTATTTTACAACGTCCCTTTTCAAGTCCATAAATAAGTTATATCACTCCATTTTAGGTATTATACACCCATAAGAAAAAAATATCAAATGCAAATTTATTTAGCAGATAAATTTACGCGGATCATACACTGGATATACCAGTAGTATA